GTACACTCATCTTGGAAGGGTCTGGATGTCCGCTGGTGTCGCTTGTAGAATGGAATTCTCGGTCAATTGACTCTTCTACACTATTACTTTCTTCTAAGAATTGGCTTGTAAGTTTCTGGTCAAGATAGTTTATTACGTCTTTTTTAGCTGGAGCAATCATTCCTGGTTCCGTCATCGGACCGTTTACCCACTCTCCGAATGCTTTTGCTAACATATCACAAGCTCTATCGAACAATGGTCCCATAGATTCTATATATCCTCCGGTTTCGTAATCATTTTCTGTTACTATCTTACCACCTTTACTCTTTTTACATCTTCCTTCATTAACATAATGTGCTGCATAGTCTTGACTTGCTTCTATATTATCTTGAAAGCCTTTTATAAAACCGCTTGCATAGCTATTGAAGTTCGGTTGATTGAAGATTTCTGGATCTAAGTCCATTAATGCTTTTTCACCAGCACTATACCCCATATCTTCTAGTTTTTGAGGATCTATTGAGGCTTCTACTTCATTAACTTCTTCTTCTTCCTTATCACCTGCCATACTCGTTAATATGTTTAATACTTTGCTGAATTTAGAATGCTGACTGAAGTCCTTTTGTTCTTTCTTCTGTACTTGTTGGTAAATGCTTAAAAAGGTTTGTGCGAGTGTTGCTGGGGATGTTACAGCTTGGTTTACTTGAGCTAATGTTGAATTAGGTACCGTTATTTCTTCCTTTTTCATTGCATTTTTGATAGCTTTATCTTTAGCCATCATATAATCTTTCGAGTCTACTTTATCGTCGTTGTTGAGGTCTTTTCCTTTCTTTTCTTTTAATCTTGCCAAAGCTTCCTCTACCTGTTTCTTAGAATATCCCTTGCTCATTGCTTTCTCTACTACACTTTCTCTCAACTCGGCTTTTTTCATACCGTTAAAAGTATCTATACTATTCTTTTTAGTGGCTTCTACTGATCTGTCATGTTTATCTACTTTTTTAGATTCTCCAGCAATGAGATCTAAGTAGTGGTTCATATTTTTAGCTAAGTTTTTATGAACTTTCGATGTAACCTTGTCTAATTGCTTTTGAGTAGGCATTTCAACTCCGGTATTAACACCTATTGCTTCTAGTTCGTAATCTATTCCTCTACTTATTGCTTCTGCTGGAAGTCCGGCTGGTGTAGGTTCGTAGTCAGTTACTTTTTCTTTTTTAGCTTCTGTAAGTACTCCTTTATTCTTAAGGATGGCTACAGTATCTTCATACCCATTAAATGGGGATAGAAATTGAGATAGCTCTCTCTTAGCATCTTTTACGAATTGTGATTTAGAGAAGTTGCCCTCTTGTATTGCGTTATATTTTTCTTGTATCGTTCTCATCTAGATAGTCAAACATTTTAGTGTTATATGGTCTTTTTTTTATCTTAACAGTTGTGTACCCTAATTTCTCTCCGTACTTAGTTGCTCTATTCTTTTTACCTTTTTTACCGAAAGCGTACGGGGTAGCGTACTGTGCTCCGGCTCCTGGGGCAAAACTAGCACCTCCTGCATTTGTTGCGCTTTGTTCGTTAGTTTCTTTTAGTACTTCTAGTACTATCTCTTTTAGTCTACTTAATTTCATACCTCTCTAAGTTCTTTAATTAGTTCGTAGTATTGCATTATACTGATTAAATGAGAGTCTGTTACTCTCTCTTTATTACTTAACGGCATTATCTTTTTAAGAACTTCTTGTAGTTTAATTTTTATAATATCGTTTTTAGATACTTCTTTAAGTTTCTGTATCTCTATTAATAGTTTCTCTATCTCTTCGTTTACTATGCTTCTTAATTTTGTTGAAGAGTCTACTGATGTTATAAATTCTCTAAGTATGTTTTTCTGTTCTGGTAGAAAAGTATCATATCTTGAATTAAACTTTTCTAATAGTATTTTAAAAGTAAGTAGTTTTAGGTCTTTATCGTACTTAGAGTACTCTTCTATTAACGTATCCCTAACTTCTCCTCTATCTTGAATAACTTTAGTTAAGTGTTCTAGAATAGTAGTCTTATTATTTATAAGTATCTCAGGATCGATTACCTCTGGTATTTTATGAGCTTCCATTAAACAGTATAGTGCTGCTAACGGTTTATAGTCTTTAACGCTCATAGAGAAAAAATCTTCAATATTATAATTGTTCTTTATTTCTTTAATAAGTGCGTACTTCTGCTTCTTTAACAAATCCTTATCTATCCCTCTTGCTACTTCTATTATAGTTGATACTATAGATTCTGCTTTGGATTGCGATACAGATTTATTTTTAAGAATAAGTTGATATAACTTAAACTCACGTACTAGAGATGTTTTTCCAGTAAAGTACTTCCTAAGTACGTTAACCGCAGAAGAGTCTTTTTTATTTAAGGTATCTGCTGCTATCTGCTTTACAAGTAGTTCAAAGATTAGACCTGTATTTTTATACTTACTATGTTTTATTCGCATTTTGTGGGATTTCTTTATACTTTGTATATACCTTACCTATATAAATAGTTAGGATTTATCTAAATCTTTAATTTTAGATTCATCTAACATTTCAGAATGTTTTTCTTCTACTTTTTCAAAAATATTATGTTTTTTATCTTGCTTGTGAAAGTTTTGATAAAAAAGTGTCTTTGCTAAAGTATTGTCTATCGCTGGTGTATTTTTAACTTCGTTTACGTTTTCGTAGTCTGAGTCAAATCCGCCTTTCATTCCGTGTATCCCTAGAGGGTCTCTTCCTCCTAGTCCGTCATTTGTACCGTAGTGTGAGGCGTGTTCTCGTGGTCTTCCTCCTTCTGGTCCTATATCGCCTATACCTGGTGTTTCATCCTCGTATCCAGTAGGTACTACTCCGAATGGTTGTCCTTTCTGTTCTCCTTTTCGTCTACCGTATAGTGATGCTAAGTCATGAGGAGTACCGTAGGATTTTCCTGATTTTGCAGGATCGTTTCCTTCGTTCTCAATTTGAGATATTCTGAAGAATCTTTTATAATCTTCTGCTACTAAGTCTCTCATTTCCATGTACTGGTCTTCTGACAAGTTGAAGATATGGTCGTAAACATAATCAGTTGGGAATAATTTAGTGTCGAGCATTTGATTAGCTAAATCAACTTTTTCCTTGAGTAAGGCTACTTTCTCCTGCTCAAATATAATTGACGGGTTTGTTAAATTTATTTCAAAATTAGTTAAAGATTCTCCTTTAAATCCTTGAGTATATAAATGTACTAATGCAATCTTAGTTAGTTCAGATTCTAATATTCTCTGTATTCTTTCTACTGTTCTAGCAAATCTAATATCTTCTGCTGCTAAAGTTGCTTTACCGCTTAAGTCTTTTTCGTATCCAAAATATGCTTTAGGTACTTTTAGAGCAGCGAACATCTTATCTCTTAAATACTCTATGTCTTGTATACCGTCGTACTGTAGTCCGGGTGTATTTTCTATTCTTGTAGTAGCATCCCCTCCTCTTACCGGTATGTAGAAGTCCTCCATCATGTTCATCATATTGAACTTAAGGTTGTAATCTCCTGTTTGAGGATCTACAAATGGAGTTTTTTTCATTGTGTTTATAGTCTTTTGCATAAACTGCTCCACTTCACTTGGAGGTATCTGTCCGACATTAACAAAGAAAGTTCTCTTATCTGGTGCTCTCATTATACGATGTATTAACATCGCATCTTCCATTAAGGTAAGTTGTTTCCATATCTTTCTAGCTGGTTCTATATATGAGCGGCCGTATGGTAGGTAATTTGTATCTGATATTAACCTGAAGTGAGCAACCTCGTAGTTGTCAAATTCTATAACTCTCTTATTACTGTTAGGTATGAAGTTAGGGTCTTGAGATGATGCTAATCCGTCAGGATCTAGTTGAAATGTTACTTTTGCTGGGTTCTTTGGATCTCCTCCTTCATGTCTCGACATATGGTAGACAGTATACGGTAGTACGTTATATACTCCGAACTCTTCCGCTATCTCTAATTTAAGGAAAAAGTCACCGTATTTACACATATTACGTGTCCATGACCATAAATTAAATTCGATATTTAATACGTCGTAAAATAAATTATACAGGATTCTCTGTATGTTTTCGTCAGAGGATTTGATTGAAAGTACTTCTCCCATATCACTCTTTAGTGTAGATTCATCAGCGATTATATCTAAAGTTGATGCTATTAGTGGATCTGTATCCATAGCTTCGTAATCTATGTATAGTTGTATACGGAGTGTTTGATAGTTTAGGTTTGGATTAAATATATTCTTATTATTGTAGATATATAATCTAGAGAATCTATCTATAAGGGAATTAGTCTGGTATTTACCGGTTGTCTGTATCTGGTTTACATCAGCGACTTTAAGCTGGTCTCCTCCAATGTTTCTTATAATTACATCAGAAGAAAATAGTCTCGTTAGTCTTTTGAATAAGGAAGTATCTGCCATTAATCTTGGTTTATCTATAAATATGGTTTACTTAATTAACCACGATATATCCTCTGTACCGTGATCTGTCTTTATAATATAAGGATTATTTTGTTGGGAAGCAACTGAAGATATTATTGCGTGGTTTTTAGCGTTGAGGTTGGAGAATGATGATAACTGTGCTCTGGTTAAGTCTATTCCTTGTTGTCTTAGTTTTAGTGCAGTATCCCGAACATACAGTGCGGTAGCTAGTGCTATAAGTAAATCATCGTTATAATTTGTCTGTGCTTGTGCTTTTCCGTTTTTCCATACAAATACTCTCATCTCTCCTAGAGTACGTTTTGATTGAATTGTAACAGATTTTTCACGAACATACTCCATTGCTTTGGCTATGACTAACGGCCGTGTTCTCATAGACATTGTAAAGCCGGGTACGAGTTGATCTCTCTCAAACTTCTTCATATACGATTCTACTGTCTCTGTCTGACTCTTTGCGCTGTAGTATAAATTGCGGTATTCTCTTTCTAGTACTTGTTCTATCGTAGCCCATCCAATATTTGCATTTTCTACAACTAGTAATGCGTCGTTGTATTCTGCTGATATAGCAACGAGAACGTTTCCAAAATCTTTCGGGGATAACTTACCTCTATACTCACCTACTTGCACACAGGTTTCTATATCAAATACATGGAATGCAGAGTAGTCTTTTGAATCACCTCTTGCAACATCTGCAACAACCATATACGATTTAGTGTAGTCAGGTTGTTCCCATATCCATAAATTGTTATCTAGGCCTCTCTTCTCTGCTGGGTC